GGGGTCCAGCCCATCTTGCGGGCTTCGGCTTCCAGTGCAGCGCCCTTGTCATCGCCAGCATCATCCTGGCCGGAACCGCCTTTGCCGCCAGGGTCATCGCCGCCCTTTGGGTCATCAGCCACAGCCGCGCCACCTGATGCGCTGCCTTCGTCATGCTCATTGCGGAGTTGGTATTTCTTCCTGAGGTACGCCAGATTCATTTCATTCCTCGCTGTTGTTTTGCATCACCACTGCGGCGATGTCTTTGTCGTTTGCCAGGCGGTATTCCTGGCCGTCGCTGCCGGGCACCACATAGCCGGCATATTTGGCATACCAAACCACATCGCCGACCTGCGGGATGCGGCCCTGCCAGTCTTCGAAGGCGTTGCCGCCAATGGCTACAAGCTTGCCCTTGACCTGCGATTGCTTCTCACGGTCTGTGGTCTGGTCGATCAGCACCAGGCCGGCAGCCTTGGCGCTCTTCATGCGCTCGTCGGTTTCTTCGACCTTTTCGGGCAGGATCAGGATCTTGTATTCGACCGGCACGAGTCCGGAAGTGTTCACGGCGCCCATCAGTCGTTACCTTCCTTCTTGGCCGGCTGCTTAGCCTTCGGTTCAGCCTTGGCGGCCAGTTCCTGCGCGCACAGGTCGCTGATGGCCTTCAGCGTCTCTTCCATGCCGGCCTTGTTCTGGATGGCCACAGCGTTGTCAGCGAGTTTTTTGATCTTGTCGTACATGGTCAGGCTTCCTTGTAAAAGTTGGCAATACTGTCGTCATCCAGCGACGTCAATTCCTGCGCCATCTGGCACCGGCTGATCGCCATTACCGATTCCGGGTTCTGCGGGTGGTAGCCCCCCTGCGCCCATTTCTCCATCATCTGCGCTCGGTAATCCAGCAGGTATTGGTGGAACTTCTGCGTCAGCGGGTGTGCCACCCATTCCTGATACTCCTCTTGCGACATCGCCATTTACTTCTCCCTCTGGTGGTGGTTGCGTTGGTTGTTGCGATTCGATCATGCCTTTTACGGCTGCCTGGGTTTCGGCCATCATGGCCTGGGTTGCTTCAAGATACGGCAGCAGGTTGCCTGGGTCGGTGGCCTGCGCCTGCGCCAGCTTCAGCGCGGTATCCGCCTGGATGTTGGCGGTCTCCGCGGCGATCTTGTCGATTTCTGCCATGCCCTTCTCGGCCTCGGAGTTCACCTTGACCTGCTGGGCCTTAATGTTGGCCTCGACCTCCAGCGCTTTCGGGTCTGGCGGCGGCGCCGGCGGATTGGTGACAAGCAGCTTGTCGATATCCTGCTCCTTCATGGCCTTCAGGTACTTGCGGCGCAGTTCGACCTGGTTGATGAACGGGTCGCCCTTGAACTGGCCCATCATCGCCTCGGCGCGCATCATCTCCTGGGTGTCGGAGACAAGGCTTGGATCACTGACCGGCGCCACGTCGGTGCCGTCGCCCTGGTAATCATCCAGATAGATCGGCAGCACCTTGTCTTGGAAGCGGAAGTAGTCCTGCGGCTTCAGGTACAGGCGATTCAGGCGGAACAACTTCTGGAATTCTTCACCCAGCGAGCGGTGCACGCGCTTAAAGATGGCGCTGAAGACTTTCTGCCCCTGTTCGATCAGCGCAAGCGTTGTGGTCGCGGTCTGGTTCACCTGCTGGTCGCCCAACATGATGTCCTTGACGCTGGAGATATCCTTGCCAGCCTCGATCAGCATGCCCAGCAACTGGAACAGCACAGCGTTCGGGCCCGGGAACTGCATGTGGTAGATGCTCTCCGCGATCTTTCCACCGCTCATGTCAACAGGCTTGAACTCGCCAGGAGTGAAGCGTGCCGACCCGCCTTTGAGGTTCAGGCCCTTGCCGATGAAGCCGCCGCCGGTGTTGGCCAGCGTGCCGGCGTCCAGCAACTGGTTCAGGACAGTGTTGACGGACTCGTTCATGGAGTTCAACAGGATGCCCAGGCCGACATCATACGATCCGCCGTCCGGGTTCGGCATGAAGGGGTACTTGGTCCAGTAGCTCACCGGCGTGATCTTGGACACTTCGCCCTTGCCATTGATCAGGATGCCTTCTTCATCGAAGCGGGCGACGATGCGCGCGACCTCGGATGTTTCCTTGACGACGGTCACCACATAGGGTTCCTTGTAGCCGTCACCGTCCAGGTCGTACCAGCAGTGCTGCTCGATGAATTCGAACGGGCTTTCCGGATCGTCGGCCTCGCCCATCGGCTGGGTGAGTTGCACCTCGGAGAACAGTTCGCCGCGCATGCGCTCGATGACGTCATTGCGGGTCAGCAGCATGTACTGTGAAATGCGCTTCAGGTCGCGCCAGGGCGTGCAGTGGTCATAGACAACGTACTTGGCCGGCACCAGCTCACTGCATGGGTGGCCCTCAGCAGGATCAAAGTAGGTCTTGCGGAAGGCGCACCCGACGATTGACATTTGCAGCAGCAGCCGGTCGGTGTCTTCGTCCCATCCGTCAATCTGCTGCAGAAGCTGGAAGGACATGTGCTGACCGATGCGGATTGCTCGATCGGCTTTGGCGCCGCCTTGGTCCGGGCCGAGAAACATACCCTTAACCACCTGCTCACCCTGCACGATCGCGGGATATGCACGCGCGCTGAACTGGATCGCCGCGGTGGTCAGCAACGGATATTTGACGTTCGCCGCCTTCGGCCACGGCCAGGACTTCTCCTTGTGGATTTGCATGGCCAGCTCCATCGCCTTGTCCATGAGGCGTTCCCACTCGGCGCGCGATCCCTTGTCCTGGTCGTAGCCGCGCACGACTTCCATGCCGATCTTCTTGACCTGGTCCGGGTCAAGTTCATCGACCAGGTTGATCTGATCAAGGAAGCCGAGCAGCTTCGTTGCCACGCTCTTACCGCGCTTCGGATCGCCGTCGCCCGTGTATGCCATGTCGTTCATATTCGCCTTTTCAGTAGCCACCGACGTCTGAACGTCCGGTGTAATCGTCGTCTTGGTCGTCGTGTTCTTCGAAGGTCTGTTCTTCATAGGCAATGCAGCCTAATCCGAAGCTGTCTGCGCCATGGGATGACCAGTCGTGCTCCGGCCCTAGCCCGATCTTGCGCACTTCGTCCCGCTTTTCGTGATACCAGCCCAGCGCCTCACGACCACCCTCAGTAGTGTCAGCATTAAACCACATTGCTGGAAATAAACGACGGGCAGCCTCAATGCGTTGCTTGGCTGCACCTTTGCCCTGGTTTGGAATCACGGTCACTTGATAGCCGGCCGATCGGAGTGCGCTCTCATAGGACACGTCGAACACTTTGTCTTGCGAACTGCCGTCGTGCGGAAGCCAAATCTGTGCGCGCTTCGGACTGTAGCCGCGCTCGCGCATCCATTCCAAGTGTGTTGCCAATGGCTGGCCGACTGCCTCGTAATAGTCCAGTACCCGGATTTCCTTGCCGATGAACTGCATTGCCCAGATGGTGAATGCGTCAGCGCGTGCGCCGGTGCCACCAATGTCGCAGAACAGGCGGATGGTCATCAGCGGGTCAACTGGCACCTTGCCGATACGGCCCTGTGCCTTGGCGATGGTCAGTTGTGCAGCCCAATAGGCGCCCTCCGCCACGGAGACGTAATCGCCTTCCCAGATGTGGTCGTATTGGTCCGGACGGTCTTTGATGTCGCGCTGTCGTGCGCGCTCGAGCGTGGCCGGGAACCTTTCGTTATCCCGCCAGTTCAGTTGGATGACTTTGACGCGTGGGTCTTTGCTGTCACGGAATCGCTTTTCCACCGCGGCTGTCTTGCGCTTTGGATTCCACGTTACCCACAACTCAGCATTCCAGCCGTCGCCCTCTTCACGCAAGGTCGGAATCAGGGTAGTGAATGCGTCATCAGTGACGGGTTCAGCTTCATCCACCCAGCAGATCAGGATGCGGCCCTTGGATTTGATACTGCCAATGTTGCGATCCAGCCCGGCGAAGGAGAACCAGATACGCCCACAACGCGAGCGAATGTACTTGTCGCCAATCTCGTACCAAGCCGCCAACCAAGGCTCATCCTCGATCGCACGCTTGCACTCTTCCAGCGAGGAATCATCCAGGGAATTCATGAATTGGCGCGCGCAGAGCAATTGCCCGGTGATGCCGGCCATGCCGTAGATGTAGCCACGTACCGCAAGCATCTTGGCGAAGCTGCGCGTCTTGGCGCTACCCCGGCCACCGTATGCGCCACGTACGTCTGCCTCGCCCTCAAATACCGGGATCAGCTTTTCAGGGATGAAGATTTCGGCAACGCTGCTCATTTGCCGGAGAGAGGAATAAGGCGCACTTCGGTGACTTGAACCGGGCCGCCATCAGGACCAGATACTTCGCTCTCAACACGGTCGCGCCATTTTGTACGCTGGCGATTCTTCAGCCAGAAAATGGCCGACGCAGGATCAGGCGGGTAAACCTTTGTGATTGGCGTCTGTGTAACCTCACCCTGGTAGTTGGAGATATGAACATCGGGATGCTCATATCCCATGGCACGCTGGTAAAGCCGGTCAGCAACATTTGCATCGGCCTGCACTTTACCTTTTCTTATGGAGTCGGAAAAAGTAGGATGGACCTTTTTCCATTCGTAAATGGTATCCTCATTTACTTCGAAGAAATTAGCCAACTCATCGTCAGTTGCGCCAAGCAAGCAAAGCTTTCGTGCCTGCTCGTCATACTCTGGTTTGTATAGCGTTGGACGACCCAACGGCTTCTTCTGCTGTCCAGCCATTTCCCCTGGTGCGTCGGCCGCTTTCTTCTTAGCCATGACGCACCACAAACGAAAATACCCCGTACCCATTGCTGAGCGCGGGGCGACCTGCCAGCGAATTGTATGCCTGGTGGATCATGTCTTGCCTTCCTATGGCGCCTCACGGCGTTTTACTTCGGTGAATCTGTTGCTTGGCTCGCCGTTCTCATCCTCTGCCGTAGCCTCGGGATTACCGTCGATGCCTTAATCTGTGGTGGATTCTACACCAAAATTGCGGGGGATCAATAGATTGCTGGATAAAAAGAACCCCGCGTGGAGCGGGGCTTAAGCTTCTTGGAGAGAAGATTGGGAAACTGAGAGCGGGCGGCGGGGCTCGAACCCGCGCCCTCAAACTTGGAAAGATTGCGCTCTGCCGACTGAGCTACACCCGCTTTGAAATCTTGCCGGTCTCTGCC